ATAAAAATGTTAATATTGATGTAGGTGGTACATTTAATCTCAAAGTCAAAAAAAATATTAATATTCATGGAGACAAAGAACTTATTGCTAGATCCGGGGCTGCTACTACCATATTCGGTTCCGAAATCAAAATTGGCTCAGATGGAAATATAAGTACCTACACCCCATCTAATATAAGTTTTTACAGTGAAGCTGAGGTTATTATTCATGGAGAAGAAAAACTTAAATTTAACAGCGGAAAAGGTCCCAAGGTCGAAAAACCAAAGGATTTACCAGTCAACAAACTCGACGAAACAGAAAAGGTAAAATTAAAATGGGAAGTTAAAAAAGGTAATTTAGTCAGTATCTCGCCAATTGTGCCCACTCATGAACCTTGGACACGTCTTAAAGGAGAAAGCAGTTCATCTAGCAATGCACCGCAGGACAGTGCACCAAAAGATGAAAACAATAATTTCATTGGGGTCAATGATTCTAAAACTTTTTCCAATAAACTAGAAGTACCAATTACTCAAGGTAATGCTCCGGTTTCACAACCACCCAATGTTGTAACTGATAGTTCAGGAAAACCAATTACCGACGGTTCGGGCAATCCGGTGTTAACCAGAAGTGTGGCTCAAAGCACCGATCCGGGTATTGTTGCAGCCAATCAACAAGGACTTACACAGGGTGCTCCGTTGAGTGAATTAAAAAAATCTACCACACCCAATCCAGAATCTGGGATAGGTAATCTTACTAAAGAGCAAACACGAGCTTTAATGACACAGATATCTTACAATGAAAGTAGAGGAGATTATACCTTAACCAATCAATACGGTTATATAGGTAGATATCAAATGAGCGCTGCTGCACTAGTAGAAACAGGACACATTAGTCGTGCAGCTTTTGAACAATACGGTGGACTTAAAGGCGGAAATAGAGCATTGTCTGATCCCAATGCTTGGACTGGTAAAGATGGAGTTACAAGCAAAGAAGATTTTTTAAAAAATTCTGCTGTTCAAGAAAAGGCCGCGTTAGATTTGATGAAAATAAACTATAACAGAATGATAAGCAATGGAGCTATTAAAAACACCGATGATCCATCCATGGTGGGTGGTATGTTAGCAACTGCTCAATTACTGGGAGCCAATGGGGCCAAAAATTGGCGTAACACTGCCAGTGGTAAAGATGCTAACAATGTTACAGGAGCAACTTATTTCAATCGTGGACGTTATGCTATTGATATTCTTGCCTAGATTAAAAAAGGTTAAATAATAATTATGCCCAATTATCACGGATTTAGTACCTACAATAGAATACGCAAGTTCAAAATCACTGATTTTGAACTGGCCAAGCAGGATTTATTCAACCATTTTCATATACGCAAGGGCGAAAAATTAATGAATCCCAAATTTGGAACTATAATTTGGAATATTATTTTTGAACCTTTCACCGACGCTGTCAAAGATGCTATCACTGAAGATGTTAAACTCATAGCTGGATATGATCCACGAATTGGTGTACAAAATATCGTCATCACTGAATTCACCGATGGAGTTAAAATAGAACTGGTATTAAACTTCATTCCAACCAATCAAATTGATCGTTTAGTTATGCAATTTGATCGTGACATGCAAAAAAATATTACATAATATCTATAGTTAATACTACCAATAAATATTAGAACCGAGAAACATAATGGGAATAATTTCACGTCAAACTGGGTTACTCAGTGCAGAAAACTGGAAGAAAGTATATCAAACTTTCCGTGAGGCCGACTTCACTGCCTACGATTTTGAAACTTTGCGTAAGACCATGATTGACTATGTCAAGCGTAATTATCCGGAAGATTTCAATGATTTTACAGAAAGTTCTGAATTCATTGCCTTAATTGATCTTATAGCATTCTTTGGTCAGAGTTTAGCGTTTAGAGCCGATCTAAATGCTCGTGAAAATTTTATAGATACCGCTGAACGTAGAGATAGTATTCTTAAACTAGCAAGATTGGTAAGTTATAATCCTAAGCGTAATCAACCTGCCACTGGTTATATCAAAATTGATTCTGTATCAACCACTGAATTACTTTATGACAGCGACGGCAACAATTTAAGCACTTTGATTATTAATTGGAATGATGCCGGCAATGAAAACTGGTTAGAACAGTTTACGGCTGTTTTAAATGCAGCAATTGTTAGTAGTCAGAGTGTAGGCAAACCCGGTAATCGTAATATTGTGAATGGTATACGCACCGATGAATACGGTATTAATATTACAAGAAATGTGCTACCTATCTATAGATTTTCTACAAGCATTGACAATCAAGACATGACTTTTGAAATTGTTAGTCCTACTAGTACAGGACAAAATTATGTGTACGAAGAAGCTCCAAGTCTTGGTAAAATGTTTAATTTCTTACACATGAATGATGGTCTAGGCAACAGCAGCAAGAACACCGGTTATTTTTTATATTTTAAACAAGGCGAACTAAAAACCATTGATTTTAGCATAGATGAAGTGGTAGAAAACAAAGTAATAAACATAGATACAAACAATATTAACAACAATGATATCTGGCTTTATAGTTTGGATAGTGCCAATCGTTTAGATCAACTTTGGACCAGTGTTCCGTCAATCAATGGTGTGAATGTCATTTATAATAAATCAAATTCTGCAAGAAATTTATATCAGATTAATAGTCGTGTCAATGATCAAATTAGTTTAGTTTTTGGTGATGGAATATTTACAAATTTACCCAGTGGACCTTTCAGGCTTTACTACAGAACCAGCAATGGATTAACTTATAAAATTACGCCCGACGAAATGCAAGGTGTAGAAGTGAGTCTAGACTATATCAGTAGATTTGGTAGAGTTGAAACTATCACCATGCGTGCCAGTCTAAGATACACCGTGGCCAATGCCAGTGCAAGAGAATCGTCTGACAGTATAAAACAAAGAGCTCCTCAACAATACTATACACAAAATCGTATGGTCACCGGAGAGGATTATAATATACTGCCCTATACTAACTACAACAGTATTCTCAAAGTACAAGCAGTAAATAGAACCAGTTCTGGGTTAAGTCGTTACCTTGATATTCTTGACACAACCGGAAAATACAGTAGCACTAATATTTTTGGGGCCGACGGTGTACTTTACAGAGAATATGTCAAAGACAATGTTGCGTTTACATTTAATAATCAATACGATATACAGGCAGTTATTGCTAATATAGTTGAAACTCAAATTCTACGAAGTAAAGAAATGTTGCATCAGTATTATGATATGGTAAAAGCTAAAAAATTATCTGGAATATCATTGCCTGCATCAGCAATGCTTGAAGGCGAAAACTACGAAATTCAAACTATAGGAAATACTAATTTTACAAATTTTGGTGCTAGTTCAAACGTTGTAGGTTTGAAATTTGTAGCTGTCGATGTAGGATTCAAAACATTTACCCACAATGTGACCAGTCTTATTGTTGAAAATCGATTAATATATGTTTTTAGCGATGTTTTAAACCCTTATAATACTACTTTTAATCTTAAAGTAGGAGACACGTTAATTTTAGATGTGGCTACCCCAGGGAATCCTTTATGGATTAAGACTGCTCCAACTACCGGTACCGATTCTGCAGTTGGTAACAGTGGTCTTAGTCATGGTATTATTAATAACAATGGAACTGACAACGGTAGAATATTTTGGAATACTTCTAATATACAAATTGGCATTGGAGGTATCGCCACCTTTTATTATATCAGTCAATACAACCCCAGTATGACGGGCATCATAAATATTACAAGTTATGGCAATGGTGAGATTTTAAAAAATATTACTTGGACAGCCAGTACCTTGGGCGACAGTGCCAGCACCGGATACTTTGATGTGAATAGAAAACCTGTGTCTCCCAAATTGGGCGCTGAAGGTACCAGTTACGAAAACTTTGGTCTTTGCGAAGCCGGTTCATTGATTAAATTTGTAGCTCCACCAAATTACTATTTTAACAGTATTAATAATCTCGTACCTGGTATACCAGGCTCGGTGGACGACAAACTAGAACTATATGCAGCTATTATGCATATAAAGGGCGATGGAACTAACAATTACAAGGGAAATTCCAACATAGGTATTGGGCCTGTTGCACTTAATTTAAAAATACCGCGTGGCGCAATATTAGACTCAGTGATCCCAAAATTTAAGAATAGTCTGCCTGACTACGTAAAAAAGAAAATGCTAGAAAAAATTACTGAATATTCTAGTTTTGGATTGCGATATATTATGGATTCAGAATCACCGATTAATACTAATTTAAAATATGATCCCACTAGCAAGGACTCATTGAGTTGGCCTGGTTGGGACGTAGTCGAAACAAATCTTGATTATGATCCTTCGATCATCTGTCAATTCTATTATGATAGCAAAGCTGAAAATTACATAATTGAAACTAAACAATTGCGATATGTGTTTTACAGTGAACAAGAAACCAATTTTTTTTATGATCCTAGTCTGCAGGTCTATGATAGTTTTAATAATAGTGTAGTAAGAGATCACATTAAGATATTAAAAAATAATTCTAAATTAAACGCTTACAATGATACTATCAGTATAGGTCGAGATTTCATATGGCAAGTTTATAAACCTGTGCGGCGCAGTGATGGATTCATTGATAACAAAAGTATATATGTGACGTTTGCTGATACCAACGATGACAGTGTTCCTGATAGTCCTTATTTGTTTGAACACATTGTAGAACCTTTTATAAATCCTGAAAGCAAATTAATATTTTTTGAACTAATTGAAAGTAGACATGACCAGTTTAAAACATGGAGATTGATTAAAAAAGAAAATATCATAACTTCATTTAGAAATATTAGAGATTTACGGCCGGTAATTAACAACTATGATGTTGGCCAACTGTTTTTTACTATGAATACCAAACAGTTTTTTAAAATTATTCTCAACACTAGTAGACAAAAAATAATAAGTCCAGCATTGAATACCGATCAACTTGGCAAACGTAGTCAATATAAATTTGAAACTGGTTTACAAAATCTTTATTTCCAATATAGACACAACAGTCCTAACACTAATCGAGTGGATCCTAATATTAGTAACATTGTAGACATTTATGTATTAACTGCGGCTTATAACAGTGATTATAGAAGATATATTCAAGATATAACGGGGCGTTTATTTGAACCAACGGCTCCTACCAGCACTGAACTACAGGTTGATTATGTAGGATTAGAAAAATTTAAAACTATTAGCGATACCATGATATTCCATAGTGCCACCTTTAAACCATTATTTGGGTCAAAAGCGGAATCTGCAATGCAGGCTGTGTTTAAGGTAGTAAAAAACCCTAACTTAAATATAAGTGATACTGAGGTAAAAACCAGTGTGGTAAATGCAATAAATGAGTATTTTGCGGCAGAAAATTGGGATTTTGGTGAAACATTTTATTTTAGCGAACTAGCAGCTTATTTACACAAAGAACTTACTCCTAAAGTGGCCAGTATAATAATTGTTCCGCGCGACCCCGATGTTGATTTTGGTGCTTTATATCAAATAAATTGTGAACCAAATGAAATTATTATAAGTTCGGCTACAGCCAATGATATAGAAATCATCAGTAGTATTAATATTAATCAACTCGGGCAACCCTCGATGAGAAGACAATCACGTCGAGCCGATCCGGGAATGGGTTCGGACAGTGACTTGGAAATGGATTCGAATAGCGACTTGGAAATGAGTTCGGAGTCGGGTTCGGGTACGGGTTCGGGTATGGGTTCGGGTATGGGTTCGGGCTCTGGCTCGGGCACGGGTTCGGGTATGGGTAGTGGCTATAGTCCTAGCGGAAATACTGGTTATTCTAACAATCCAAGCAGTCAATCCGGAGGTTATGGCAGCGGTTCGACTCCGAGCCCGTCGAGCTCAAGCTACCCGAGTTCGAGCAGTAATCCTGGTTCTGGCGGAGGTTATGGCAGCGGTTCGACCCCGAGCCCGTCGAGCTCAAGCTACCCGAGTTCGGGCAGTAATCCTGGTTCTGGTGGAGGTTATGGCGGTGGTTCACCTATGAATCCATCTGGCTATTGAATGTATAAAGTATAATCGGAATCAACAATGGCTGTAAATCGAAAAACAATTAATTTTCTTCCCGAAATATTTAGAACTGATACCAATAAAAAGTTTTTAGGCAGCACCCTTGATCAATTAATCAGCGAACCCGAATTAAAAAAAATTAATGGTTTTGTTGGACGTAAATTTAGTCCTTCTTTAAGGTCGGATGTTGGTTTCATTATAGAAAGCACAAAGCAACGTCAAGATTATCAACTTGAACCCACTGTGATAATCAAAGATAGTCAAGATAATATCGACACGGTTATTTCGTACGCTGATATTATAAACAAATTAAAATTTTATGGTGCAGTTACCAATGATCACAATAGACTATTTAATTCCGAATACTATAATTTTGATCCGCACATAGATCTTGATAAATTTGTAAACTATAGTAATTACCATTGGAACAAGTTGGCATTTTTACCAACTATACAAATTAACTCGTTTAAACCAATTCAAACATCTAACATTGATTTATCTCGAAATGGTAATGTATATACTAGTAATGTATCTCCAAACAGTAATCCGCCGTTGTATCTCGCCAGGGGTAAAACATATACATTAAGCATTACTCACGCTGTTGGTCAAGGCAATTTATGGTTACAGACCGAACCATCCCTGACAGGGACAGTAATTTACAATACCAATCTGTCGGTAAGAAATATTTTTGGTGTAGCTAACAATGGAGTGTCCGTTGGCAATATAACTATTACAGTTCCCAATGGTCTAATAGATCAATCAGATTATCTATCATATCCATTTACTGCTGTTGATCTAGCAGTTACTCAGACATTTACCATTTCAGATAATGCTGCTTATACCACTGGCTATTATCCTGATAATAAACTAGTTATCTTTGTAAATTCTACTACGATATCATCAAATTGGGTAGATAGAACCGGCACAATTTTATCCAATGACCAACGTTACGGTGTGTGGTTGAGTCGTGTGGTCGATGACGGAACTACCATACCTAAAATACAATATACTTTTGTAAGAAATTTATCCGCCAACACTCGCATTAAAATTGACTCGGGTATTAATCAAGGGCAAGAATATTTACGAACCGCCAATGGTTTTGTTACTGGTACCAGTATTACTTCTCCATTGAGAAAAATATACTATCAAAATGATCAAACTGACATTAGAGGTGAAATATTTTTTGTACCTGATATTAAAGGTATACATGTAATCAATGATATCATTGGTGAATTATCATATACCAGTCCATCGGGGGTAGAATTTCTCAATGGCATGAAAATTACGTTTGATAGTTATGTTGAACCCGAGCAATACAAGAATAAATCTTTTTATATTGAAGGCGTAGGAAAAGGAATACGTTTAATTCCCGAAAATATTATGGAAATAGAATTCCAGCATCAACCTGTGGATTCTGACAATGTAATTTTTGCACCAGAAGATTACATTACAATTAATCGAGCCAGTAGAGATTTAAATAAGTGGTCAAGAACTAATCGTTGGATCCATAATAGTGTGGTTGAAAGAATCAAGCGGGAATATCCCAATTTGGTTACCAGTGACACCATTGAAAACCTTTTCTTTCCTAGAGCTCGAAGGCCAATCATTGAGTTTGAACCCGACCTTCAATTATTATATCATGGTCGAGGTTTCTATACCACTGTGAATCATTTTTTCAGTGAAGATATTTTTTTATTGATTGGCGGAAAATTGATTCCAATGGTACAAGCATTTGTTCAAATACAAGGTCTTTCATATTATGAACTAAACACCATGCTGCCTGATTATAATATCAGACCGGGTCACACTGTGATTTTTCAGGCCGACGAAAACAACACTATCAGAAAGAAAATTTATAGGTTTGATTATCAAAATCAAACAGGTGTTACTACATTCAGGGCTACCGTTGTTGGTACAGTCACTGGATATAAGGATTCGCGGCAATTATTAGGACTTGATAGTTCAAATAATTTAAATGTGACTACATTTGGTACTGATGTTGTAATTGGTGATAGTATATTTTTAAATGATGGCACACTATTAGGCACTGTCATTGATATATTAAGTGCAAACGTTCTAACTTTAGATCAACCACTCAAGGCGTCAATCAATGGTTTGAATAATCTTAAAGTAAATAATGGTTTAATAGATTTAGTTCAAATTGACACAGTTAATGCATATCAAAGTGTATTTGTTACAGGTGGTTCTAATTTCAAAGGTATAAATGCTGGTCAAGATTTTTATCTGGATAGATTTTTTAAAATTGATCCAGCTACAAATCAAGTTGAAATTATTTATGATTGGGTAAAGACTCAAAATAAAACTATGCCGAATCAAGAGCCATTGTTTGATATTATTTTAGATAATGATGCAACGTTTTTAGGAAGTACATCATTCACTATACAAAATGTTTCATTGAGCACTCGTATATTTGATATCGATGGCGTGATATCAACCAATCAAAATAAAACTTATTCTGAAAGTACTTTTTCTGGTACTAAGATATTTTCTTATGTACATGGTAGCAATACTTCCGATAAAGTACTAGGATTCCCTTTAAGTTATAACATAGCAGCAGATTTTGTGGGCGACATTAATTTTATCAATAATTACGATACAGATACTTTTGTTTACAAAACTTTTATCAATGGTAATCAAACTTTGATAACTGAAAAAATTAACACAGGATTTTTACGTAAAAATACTGGATTTGGTGACACTGATTGTGTTAAATTAAACGTATGGTCCGCAGTTGGACACAACGAATCTAAACCTTTAACGGGCACTCGTGTTTCAAACACAGTGAGCACAACAGCCGTAGCCAAACTTTTAGAAAACGAAATTACTGTTATTTACAATGTTTACCTTGGTCGTTATCCAACACAGAACGAACTAGATCAAGCCGTATTGACCAATCTCGTAAGCTACAATAATAGTGGAACTTATGCGCTAGCAGTGCTAGAAAGTACAATTAAAAATAGTATTGAAGCTAAATCCTATAATCCTTATGATTACGTTTTAGATTATACTAATCAGCTACAACATCGAAGTTATGTTTATGATGGGTATACAAGTTATTTTGAATTAGAAACAAAACCTTTCCAAGAATCTTTATTATCTGACGTAGAACCTAAAATAAAAGTTTTTATTAACAATAAGTATGTGACAACTAGAAGTCCTGGTGCTGTAATTTGGAGATATCAAAAATTTGGTGAAAGACACACCATTGTTATTGATCCAATATATCTTGAAACAGGCGATAGAATTGATATACTTTTTTCGGGACCCACAGACAGCGGTGCCTATTACCAAATTCCGCAAAATTTAGAATTTAACTACGACAATCAAGATGTGACATATTTAACACATGGTCAGATGCGCGGACACTATGAAAGAGTGGCTCAAAATATAAGAGCGCTGTTGGGAGACCCATTAGGAAAAAATAATCTTCATAAATTTGATAGTAACAATCGTGGGGGCACTATATTACAACACAGCGCGCCACTGACCTATTGTGCGGCATTTTTGGTTGACGAACAAGCTAATTTAATGAGTAGTATTGACTACGCTCGTAAAGAATATACACGATTTAAAAATAAATTATTAGAAATAGTAATCAATGACATTGATGCCAGTGTAGATAATGTTCCGGCAACGCTGGATAGGACAATAAAGATTATTAACAAAAATAAAAATCCAAACGATTTTGGATTTTATTATAGCGACATGTTGGCTCATGGCCCCATTGGGGATCAATTGATCCTCACAGTATTAAATCCAGCTATCACTGATTATGACCTATCGACATTAACCAGTCTGACCAATAATTTATTTCGTACCGGTTTGGTATATCTTAATACCATACTACTGTATAACATTAACGATTATATAATTAATAACAACATGATCTTAGTGTTAAAGCCACATGTTAATTTAGCAGTCAATGATAAAATCATAGTGAGACTTTACCAAGACACAATAGGTAGTTATATTCCTGAAACACCTACCAAGTTGGGAATGTATCCAAAATATCAACCAGCTATGATTATCGATGATACTCAGGGTATTGGTGGAGGTTATGTAATACAAGGACATGATGGTAGTCTGACACCTGCATTCAATGACATTCGTGATCATGTATTATTAGAGTTTGAAAAACGAATTTATAATAATATTCAAGTTGAATATGATTCTAAAATTTTTAATATACATAGTATAGTTCCAGGATATTTTAGGAAAACTGAATATACTCTTACGGAATATAATCAAGTAGTTAATGCAGAATTTTTAAAGTGGATTGGTGTTAACCATCTTAGTTATACCGTCAATGATGAATATGATAAAGATAATTCTTTAACTTTTAATTATAGTCGTTCTCGAAATAGTCAAGGCGATAACCTACCGGGACACTGGCGAGGCATCTTTAAATTCTACTACGACACTGATCGTCCTCATACACATCCATGGGAGATGTTAGGACACACCATTAAACCACTGTGGTGGGATTCTAAATACAGTTGGACTGAACTTACTAAACGTGCAAATCTTATAAACAGTATATCCAAAGGAATAGTTGGAGATCCTTCTGTTGATAGCACATCAATGGCTTGTTTCCAGAGACCGGGGTTCGAAAAATTAGTTCCTGTAGATTTAAGTGGTAATATCATAAGTCCCAATGATCTGATGGTTACAGAATTTGATTCCACTTCTTTTAATAGAAATTTTGTAATAGGCGATCATGGTCCTTCTGAAACTGCTTGGCGTCGTAACAGTGAATTTTGTTATGCTTTGATACGTGCAATGGCATTGCTGAAGCCTGCTAGCTTTTTTGCATATAATATTGATCTCTATCGTTACAGGCGAATTATCGTTGGTGATTTTGCTCAATTTTCTTATATTTCCGGGCGTCGCCCGGCCATGCGCGAGTTTCAAATCAATGGTGAAATCGTCAATGGCAAAATTACAATTGCAGCAGGATATTTAAATTGGATACATGCTTATCTAGTTAATCTTGGCATAGATCCAATTAAAAAGTTAAGAAATATATTGGATCGTACTCAAGTTAATTTAGTTCACAAACTGGGCGGATTCAGCGACAAAAAATATCTCAACGTGTTTGCTGAACAGTTTGCTCCAACCAGTGTTGCTGAATCTGTGTTGATTCCAGATGAAAACTTTAATATACATTTACACAAAAGTGTTCCAGTGGACCGTGCTGTGTACAGTGCAGTGATCATTGAACGTAGTAGCGATGGTTTTACTGTGACAGGTTATGATCAGCGTTATCCGTATTTTACTATTATTCCTAGCGAAACGACAGGAAAAAATTATACCATAGAAGTATTAGATAAACGTGCCACTGTATTTACAGAATTCAGGTCTGAAAAAATCATAATTCCTTATAGCTACGAGTTTAGAGATTATCAGCAAGTGGTTGATTTTCTAGTAGGATATCAACGTTACTTGGTTGCACAAGGATTTGTATTTGATATCTATGATAAAATATTAGCAGTTGTACGAGATTGGGTACTAAGTGCCAAAGAATTTTTAACTTGGTGTGCACAAGGATGGAAAACTGGAAATATTCTTATACTAAGTCCGGTTATAGATCGTATAAACATTCAAACTCAAAAAAACTATGTAGATGAGATAACCAATCAGCTTTATCAAAGTAGACTGTTGGGGGCCAATTTTAACAACATTAAATCCAATGACTTTACTGTATTGCGCGATGATCAACGTACTACTATTGCAACTGTAAGCGGGCAGACTATTGCTTTGATAGATGTTAACTTTGTAGAGTTTGAACATGTATTGATTTTTGATAATAAAACCATATTTGGGGACACCATTTACAATCCTGTTTTAGGCAATAGACAGTATAAAATGCGTCTAACAGGTAGTAAAACTGACAACTGGGACGGTACATTAACACCACTGGGATTCGTTTACACTTCTTCTGCTGCCGATATGTGGGTGGTCAACAAAATTTATAGTAAGGGCGATATCGTAATTTACAAAAATAAACTTTACACTGCAATTCAAAAAATTGATCCAACAGAAATTTTTAATTTGAATTACTGGAAAGAATTAGATACTATTGTAGAATCCGGTATCGTTCCCAACTTTGCACAATTGGCATCTAGAGGAAAAGACATCTATGACGTTGATGCTTTGCCATTGGATGAAGAATTTATCAAATTCAGCAATAGTTTGATAGGATATCGCAGCAGAAGTAATTTAACTGATCTTGGACTTAACGAAACCAGTCAAATTAAATTTTATCAAGGATATATTAAAGACAAAGGCACCTATAATGCCATAGATGGACTAGTTAGAGGTAACTTTGACAATATAGACAATGACATTGAGATTTACGAGGAATGGGGAGCTAGAATAGGTGTGTTTGGGGGAATTGATGCAAATCCAGAAATAACCTTCCCATTGCCCGAGTCGATTATCAAACGTAACCCAATAATTATTGAATTTTTAGATTTTGGTAAAAAACCAGATTATCAAGAAATTACTGCAATTTATCCCAATCAATTCTATACTAGACCTTACGATTATGATAATAAGATTTTTTTAAATCGAAATGAACAAAATATAAATGCTGCTCAAGATAAAAATCGTCTCGTTAAAATTGAAATTTTTGGCGATGGTATCATGTGCGGGCAAAAACCCAGTGCGCTAGTGGCATATACAATCAGTGCAGTAGAAAATTTTAACTACAGTGTAAAAATTGTAGGTGCAAGTTCTTACATGACGCGTGCCAAAAACGAAAATAATGCACTGATTTTTGATTCAACCACAATAGGTAATAAGCTGGTTTTTGAAATTGGGTCTTTACTGGATAACGAAGAAATACAGTATGAAATTGTTTCTGCTGATGGCAGCGAAAGGCAATTAAGCGTAAGTTCATTGGTTGATGAACAACTTGATACATTATTCGCTGGTCAACCTTTTAAAATTGTGGCCACGTCGGCATTGCCAGTCGAACAATTATCAATGGTAATAGAAGTGCCACAGCCCACAGATGCACTTATGACTGATACAGTTTATTCAAAATTGGTCACAAAAATTGAGGCAACAATTAACAACACTGAAAAACGTATACTAAAATTTTTGATCACTGGTATAGAAATCACTGAAATATTGTATTATACCATCGAAGATGCCGGAGATCCTGATGTTCCATTGAGCTCAACCTATGTTGATCTTGGCACTGCCTGTAGTCCTGCCTCACGGTTATTAGACAATAATGACGGGTTACCTGTCAACAGTTTGAGCAAAATTGACTTACAGTCTAATAGAGTAGATAATCCACCATCAGAATTAATTTATCAAGCATTGACTCGAGATGTTAATATGGCTATTACCACTCGTTCAGTGGGAGGCTCGTCAACATTTGACATACTGTATGGAGACGGTGCCAATGAACGCTGGCCTGACAATATCGATGCAGACATAGTTATTCTTAATTATGGTTTATATGATGCCAAAAACAATACAGACATTGCTAATTATAAACAAAATCTTCTTCAACTCAGGCTAAGTTTATCGCGCAAGGTTAAAATAATTTGGGTGTTACCTACTGCCACTAATAATAATTTAACCAATGAAAATTCAATACCAGATCCTAGAGTAGAGTGGAACAGACAAAATCGTTTACAGTTGTTTATCAATGCCATGCGCGAAGTGGCCATTGCCAATGGCGATTATATAGCCGATACAACTAAATTAATAAATTGGTCCAAGTACTTGAAAATTGATCCAATTTTTCCAAATCAAGCAGGTTATCGTGAACTTGTTAGAGAAGTACTAGTTCCAATAATTAAAAACGTTATTAGAGACAAAAATCTGTCTACACAAATAACCTATGAAGATGATGTAATATCAGCAGGGTACGTGTTAGAAAGCGAAATCAATGAAATAATTTTTGATGCAACTAAATTCACTGCTAGTTCATCTAACAACGACAAATATATTACCGGGTACAAAATTTGGTTTGCCAAAGATTTCAATAAAGAATGGCAAGTTTATAGACTGTTTCTTAACATTGGTAAAATTATTAATATTGAACACGATTTAAATAATCGATACAGTTTTATTTTTGATAATGATCATGACTTCATTGCCAATGATTTAATTTTTGTAAGAAACATAAATGATTTATTCAATGGCCTTCATAGGATTATATCAGTAACTGATCGTACAGTGATTATACAAGGCACTGCCGAAACTACTAGATTCTTACAGTTTAACACAATAGAATTTGCTGGGGAATATTTTGATTTTCAACCATTGAGATTTAAAACACATGATGAGCTCAAAGACGCTACACCTAAGCATGAATGGTTAGACACCGATCTTGTATTTTTAGATGATAACGGTCTAGGCCATTGGGAGGTTTTACGTCCAACAATCATTGGCTATGCAAATACCCAATCGTTCATTAACACTGTAAGTTATAGTTCGCAATATCAAATTCTGGCGATGGAATGTGGTAATCAAGAGACCGATCAAATTGATGTATTTACTGCTGCCGATATTAGAGATGAAGTTAAATTTTCAATTACCAGCGTCGATGATGAAGAAGATCTATATTGGACCATTGAAGCAGTCAATGAAATTGAAGAAATAGAGATACAAATAGATAAGTTTTTTTATTTGTATCTCAATAGAAAACCAACTCTAGACGAATTAGCTTATTATAAAAATATTGTACTTAATAGTAAAACAATCGCCATTGAGGACCTTGAAGAAAGTATTAAAAACAGCCTTGAAGCTAAATTACTAGGTGCTCGTGCTAACTTTAACTTGGGTAATGTAGCTACAGTTACTTCTGAAGTAAAAATAACTGTTGTTCCGAGATATCATTTTCTTCGTGTTAGAAAACAAACTAAAATTGTTGACATTGACAGTGCCAATAATTTCTATATATTCAGTCACAAACAAAAAAGAATTTTAACCAGGCTGGATCTCTACGATCCAGCCAAAGGACGTATATTAGGCACAGCATTACAGGATTTAGATTATACTATCAGTGCTGATCCGGCCATGTACAACAAATACAGCCCAAATAATACCGAAATTGGTTTTGACGATCACAGTTTTTGGGGACCAGAAAAACTAGGTGTATATTGGTGGAACCTAGACAATTGTAGATTTGTTAACTATGAACATGGTGATTTAATATATCGTTCAAACAATTGGGGACGTTTGTTTCCCGGAAGCCAAGTTGAAGTATACGAATGGATAGAAAGTGATAATTTACCCAGTATACATGTACAACTGGGTCTAGATGGAATACCTTTATATCCAAATGACTCGGCATATTGCGAAAGGATTGTAATCGATCTCAGCAGCTCGGGCTTTAAAAGCAAGTATTATTTTTGGGTTCGTAGCAGCAGTTTAAAGCGTAATAATACCAAGCGTCACAGTACCGCTGGACTTGAAGAAGTTATCAGAAATCCTATCGCGCAAGACATTCCATTTTTGGTGGCACTTAAAGACAATGCTGTGGCTTTGTATAATGTGGGACAGTTTCTCAATGGTTCCGATTCGGTGGTCTATATCAGCAGTAAACGAAAAATCACCGAGAACATTGTACACAGCAATTTTGCTTTAGTGCAAGAAGGCAATCCCAAGAGTATTTTACCTGCTTATTTACAAGAAAAGATCATTGACAGTTTAGCTGCTGTTGATCGTTATGAACGAGCGGTGCCGGACCCCACACTGCCCTACATGCGTCGTTATGGTATAGAGTCGGTTCCACGTCAAAGTGTAATTATTAATCAGCTGAAAGCAAGAGAAAATATTGTAAAATATGTGAATTCTGTACTGTTGCGTTATCCTTTAGCTGATAGAATTAAAAATTCAACGAACAACAAAGAAAATGTTTTTTATGCTGGACAAATTCCTAAGAAAGATTGGTATGATGTTTCAATTTTATCTTTTAAAGCATTAAGCGATCTAGTTCCAATCAGCGGAACTAGAGTTTTTTTATTGAGCGATGAAACATTGGGCGGATATTGGTCTATATATGAGACACGATTAATTATTAGAAGTCAATCATCGCCAAGTATTCCTAATTTTGTATTCAGAGACAGTTATGCTTTTATCAAGCCAATGCTTCAAGGATCTGGCCCTCTTTACGATTATTATGGTTATGTGCTGAAACGTAGAGCAAGTTTTCAAGTATCTTTTTTTTGGAATTTTGAGACATGGTACGCACCGGGGATCACCAATAATACTGTACCTGATTACGTGTTAAATACTTCTGCTGATTTGCTAAAATACGAGTTTAAACCCGGTGATATAGTTAAAATTTTAAACACAGAGTCTTATTTTGATAGTACAGTAAACTTTTTATTTGACTTTGAAGTAACGTCGGGTAAAATTGAACTTTACAGATATAATCTAAACGAAAATAAACTAGTGCCCGAGCTCATTGGTTTAAGCTTTGGCACTATTCAACTGTCCGATGAATTTTATAAACCATTGGGTTTTGATTCGGAACGATTTGACAGTCGCGGGTTTGACTATGATGTTGACAGAGAATTTAGATATTTACTAGAAGGTCTTAGGCAGTATATTTTCGTCGACGATCTAGCAATAGAATGGAACAAAATACTTTATTATACGATTGATTTAATATTGGGCGAGCAAAAATATATTGATTGGTTTTTTAAGACTAGTTTTATTGCAGTTAATCATCGTGTCAATGGACTGAAACAGGTTCCTGGGTATGTTCGGGATAGACAGAAAAATTTTGCTGAATATATCAATGAAATTAAACCTTATAGAACCAAAATACGTGAATACAAACTTTCACATAAAACCATGGATTCTTTAAAGCTTGGTGTAACCGATTTTGATGTACCAGCAGTTTGGGTGCCCGAGTTAAAAGATTTTAGAACACCCACCGGCGAGGAACTCATTGATCAAACTTTACTGCAACAGCCAATTTACCAAGATTGGATCAAGAATCATGATTATCGTGTAGATAAAATTAAATTATTTAAACGCGGATACAATTATTTTAACAAGACTGGAACAGAATCTTCTCTGCCTGCAATAGTGTTACGCAGACAAGACAATCAGACTGGTAATTCAGCTGTAATCAGCACAGTGATTAATTCTGTAGATAAATTTAGTATTATGGCAGTCAATGTCCTGAATCCGGGCAAAAATTATCTAGAAGCTCCTATATTAGAAATATTTGGGCATGGCGGAAATAAATTCATTGATAATACAGTTTTTAGATTCCAAGTAATTTCTAAAGGAGGCTTTGATACCAACACAGGTCCTGGTGTAGGACTTTATCGTATAAGTGAAACTGGCAGCATCACTGTTATTTGGTCTGGTACCAGCAATGGTTATATACTACATAAGATACGCAGAACCGACGGTGTTCTATTTTCAACTCACCAGTTTTCGTTAGAAACAGACCCCAATCAAGCTGAATCATTGGCGCTTCAAATAGCCAATACAAAATCTGATTATATAATAGTGCTACATACTCTTGGAAATCCTAAATTAAATCGTTTACGTTTAAATACTGCATCTGAGCTGTTACCAAATCAGCTATTACGAGATCAAATTTATCGCTGCGGAGGCAGCGAAGTTTTTAGTTCAGTGTTGGGTTTTAAAAATAATAGTTCATACATTTTAGTGGGTATTCCTGGATGTGATAAAACCAATGGCATTGAAAATTATTCAGGTTTTACTGATGATAGTACCGATGCTTATTGTTCAATTTCGTTTGATTTGTATCGTTCGCGTCTAATACCCATTGCGGCTGTTCCAAAATTTTACAGCATCGACGAAATTCAGTTTAATTTTCCATCTAATCCAAAGAACGGAGAATCTTACAGTTATTACAACAAATCCTGGACTTACAACGGGAGAGGATGGAACGTTGACAAGGCTCCAATTGGGCTTTTGCCCAATGAAACAGAAACACAAGCTGCGGTACTGGTGCCTATAATTGAAAACCAGACAGTAAGAAAACTTAAATTAACCATTAAGTTTGATCGCATTGGATACACCAGTGTGGTACAAGAGTGGAAACCTGATACGGGTTACGGTATTAACACACTATTAAGTTATAACGACCAAGGTTATAGAGTAGACTCTCCCATGGATGCAGCTAAAACATTTAATGATTTTGTTGCAAAAGAAATTAGAGATCATTCATTCTATACAAATGCCAATGATAGAATCATGGCATGCTATGCTGCCAGGCCTAGTAACAATAACATTCCTAAATCATTGACTAAATTAGTTTCCGGTTTGTCTTTGATAGGATCTTATACTTCCACTCCTATCGTAAGCCCTGACACTATACTAATAGGTGATACATTTGGATCTAATATAGGTATCAGTGCCGGGAATATTCGTGTAACAGGTGGACATTTTGTTGACACATTGCTAACAAGATCTCCCGAAGAACTTGTTCCAGGACGAGTTTTTGATACACTAACAATTAAAGTACATACCGGTGCCACCAATGGTTTTAGAATGTTCAAGGATTTCTCTGATGTAATCACTGGCACAGCTTTTGATGCTTCTACAACTACTACATTGACTGTGCCAGTATTATTAACTACTACAAATATATCAGTGGCCGACGGATCTAAATTAACATCGCCAACTGTGCAAACCAGTGGAAATACTATTATAAATGTGATTCCTGGTGTAATACAGGTCAATGGTGAACGCATAGCATATTTCACTAAAACAGGTAATGAACTAGACCAAATTAGACGTGGCTACGATGGTACCAGTATAGCTACAGAACATCCAATTGGATCAACTGTTGAAGATGTAAGCATAGCTAGAGCTAGTTTGTTGTACAAAAATGACTATACGATACCAATTCCTCCGACAGTGGCCGGAGAAGTTGAGTTTTTAGAACCAGGTTCATATTCATGGACTGTACCCAATAATGTAAGTTCAATTGGTGTTGTTGGCATCGGCGGCGGCGGAGCCGGTGCATTAGGAGCATCCATTAACGGAGGTGGTGGTGGCGGAGCATTGGTTTGGATCAATGGTATTGCAGTTACTAGAAATCAAATACTAACAGTAGTGGTTGGCGAGGGCGGTAAAACACCTGGAGCCAATGGCTCCGCCACACAGCTAATTAAATCTACTACATTAATTTTCTCTGCCAATGGCGGCAAGGGCGGTAAACTCACCGGAGGTGCGGGCGGTACATATACAGTTTCTAATGTTCATGGCTCAACTGGAGGCGGGGACGGTGGAGCTGGTGGAGAGTCTTATCCAATGGCCGGTGCAGGTGGCGGTGGCGCAGGTGGTTATACTGGGGCTGGTGGACAGGGAGGTCGAGGCGGCGGAACACTGTCGGTCTATCTAGGAACTGCCAGTAATTCTCAAGCCGGTACCTCAGGCAGTGGTGGTGCAGGCGGAGGCGGTGCAGGTGGAAATAGAAATGCCGTGGTAGCACAAGGCGGAGGAGGAGGGGGAGTCGGAATTTATGGTTTGGCCGCAGACGGGGCCGGCGGAGCCGCAGTTACCAGTCTTGATTCGGGTGGTCCTGGTGGTGCAGCAGGAAGCTTGGGCATTGGTGGAGAAAGCGGAACAGCCGGCCAAGTTGGATCATATGGCGGCGCGGGAGGCCAATTTGGTGCAGGAGGCGCAGGCGCAGCAGTGAACAATGGCGATGAAAACGCGGGCCGCGGCGGCAACGGAGCTATTAGAATTATCTGGGGAACTGGAAGATCGTTCCCAAGTACCAGTGTGGCTTCGTTATATCCTACTACCAGTACAACAACTACAACAACTACTACCAAATTTGTTTCTAGACCAACTTCCATGATGTTTACACCGGGGTTCTATTATGAAAATGATAGGGCCGACAATTACGTAGGCAATTGGTCTAAATCATCCAATTACACAATGAAGCATGTAACAGATTTTGGTCCTATAAACATGCATGGTCCAGATTCTGGTTCATATGTGTTAACCGTTGATGATTTACCTGTACATACAGAATATCGTTTTACTTTTTACATGCATTTTGTAGACGATTTAGATGGAGAAACCAGCAGAATTATTTTGAACAATACAGTTTATGCTGAATTAACTAAAAACTTCGCCAGTGTTCCTTTATTCACTGTCAATTTGTTTAATGCTAGTAATTTTTATACAGCCGATTATAGTTATGCACCATGGAGAAACAACCAAAATTTGAATGGCTACATTTTATTCGATACCGGTTGGGTAGCGCACACAACCAATGTTTTCGTAGCCAATATTACATTGGGTCATGACGAGCCACATTACAACGAAGCAATATATTTTAGTCATGTAAACCTTGAATTACGTGGTGGGGTAACAACATCAGCAGCTGATCTACCGTTACCTCCTCAGTCATTTACGATTGTTAATCTAACAGTACCTTCGGGATATGCACTAGAATCTAACACCTACACAGCTAATACCACAATAATGGTACCATTGGGTGTTAATTCTATTCAAGTAACAGCACATGGTGCCAATGGCGTGAGATCTAATCCAAATTGGGTAGATGGCTGGGAAACAGGAGAACAAGGTTATGGTCCTGTGTTTAACACAATTACCGATTCGGCTGCCATTGGATTAATAAGTGCTGATTTAGAAACTTCTGCAGAAGCACAATTTAATTTGATTCCAAGCAGTAGAACCACCAATGGAAGTAATGTGTCTATTATTCATTACACTTATGATAATAATCAGCTGATTACTACCACTTATACCGCAAGAGTAAGATTAAAAATTGGTGGGATTAAAACTAAATTAGGAAATGGTTGGAATAACAGATTTACCACACCTGTTACAGAAACCAAGATTTATGCAATCGAACCTACTTATTATGAAGAATATTTAGGTGGTACCAACGGCGCCGATTTAATATTTGATAACTATGTTTTTCCGGGCGGGATCAAAGGCAATCCAGCACCAGTGATAAGAAGAGATATACCGGTTATAACCGGTATTACATATAATATAACTGTTCCAACTGGAGGAAAAATCAATGTTCAATATTTACGTCCATTGGTATATACAATTTCGGATCCACGTCCTCTAAAAGCAAAAATTTACAGAACTCCAGGAATATACTCCTGGACTTGTCCGGCTGGAATAACTAAGATTAATATACTTTGCATTGGTGCTGGTGGTGGAGGCGGTTATGGAGCCAATGGTGGCTCTGGTGGCGGAGGCGGGGGTAAGTCCACCCTGGTCAATGCGCTGACCGGTACCAACTCGCAGGAAACCGGCCCCGTG